GTCAGGTTGATCGCGAGGAAGAGCTCGTTCCACGCGAAGATCACGCAGATGAGCGCGGTCGACACCAGCCCCGGCGAGACGATGGGCAGGATCACGCCGGTGATCTCCCTGACCCGCCCGGCGCCGTCCAGCCGCCGTCCGTTGAGACGCCGCCGCCACGGGCGGTGACGGTGACCGCGTCACCGGGAAACGTCGTCGTCCCGCCAGCCGTCCCGCCGGAGCCGGTCGAGCCCTTGCCGCCCTTGCCGACCGTGAAGGTATACGTCTTGCCAGCTGTCAGCACCAGCGTGGCCTCGGCCGCATACTCGCCGCCTCCGCCGCCGCCGGAGAAGATGCAGCCGCCGCCGCCGGCGCCGGTGCATTCCACCTTGGCCGAGGTGACCCCGACCGGGGCCGTCCAGGATGCTGTCCCGCCGATGAGGAAGGACACCGTCTGCGAGCCAGTTCCGCCTGGCGTGCCGCCCGCCCCGCAGGCATATGCGATGCCCAGGCCCGGGGTGGTCACGTAAGCAGGCTCAGCGGCGTACTCACCGCCGCCGCCGCCGCCGCCGATGCCGGTGGTGGTCTCGGTGGCGCCGGCCCCGCCGCCGCCGACGCACTCCACCTTGACGGCGGTCACCCCCGCCGGCGGGATCCAGGTCCCGGACCCGGTGAGCACCTGGGAGACCGGGGTGCTGCTGCTAGCCTGCTGCACCTGCAGCCCGATCGGCGTGCGCGCGGTGCCGACCACGCCGAGCAGCTGGTAGACGGCGCCGCGGATGGCAGCCGGCTGGGCGGCGGTCTGCGGGACCGAGGTCAGCGCGTCCAGGTACACGTTGGCGTACTGCACCACCGGCCCGTGGCCGCAGACCGAGTAGTTGGAGACCGTGATGCTGTAGCTGCTCACCGAGTTGTACAGGAAGACGGCATTGTCCTGCGGGATCTGCGCCGTGACCAGCTGCCAGTAGGGAATGTCGTCATTGTTGGATGAGACGATGTGCCGGGTAATGCTGAAAGAAAGCTTGTGGCCGCCGGAGTCGGTGAGGGTATAGGAGAACACGGCCGGGCCCTCGTGCCAGTGGTTCCAGAAATCCCCGCCGAACCCGGCCCACACCGATATCCCGGTGAGGCCCGCCAGGTTCACCGGGGCGCCTGATATCGCAGCCGTGTAGGTGGCCGGGACCGTGCCGCCCTTGTCGTTGCTCAGCGGTGCGATGCCCGGGTCGAACCGGGCGCTGGCCGGGCCGACCACGTGCTGGCTGGAGGACACCCAGTTGGACCCGGACACGCTGGAGAACCCGTCGAGCGTCACCGGCGCGGTGGGCGTGGTCCCGCCGATGAGCGGTGATGCCAGGGCCAGCTGCAGCTGCTCGTCGGAGCGCCCGTAGGGCAGTGCGTCGAAACTGAGGGTCACCAGGCCGACGGGCCGCAGGTTGAAGGTGTCGGCGCCGCCCCATTTGACGATGGACGGATGAGCCCGGAAGCATTCCAGCACCAGCGGGTAGGACGACGGGTCGGTGCCGGTGGCCCGGGTCCAGATGAGGGGCCAGCTCTGCTCGTCGACCGCGTCGAACAGGATCTCCCGGGCGGCCGCGAGGATGGTGAACGTCGGGGCCGTGATCTTCACCGTCAGGGTTATCTGCCGGTTGGATGCACGGCGCCCGAACGGCCGCTCCCCGTCGAGTATGAGTGACCCTACATAGTCGGTGGTCGGCTGGGGGGTTGAGAGGTCATACCCCGGCATCAGCCGGTATACAGCCCCCGGGCACAGCGGGTTGACCGACGCCACGCCGTTGGGGCCGCCCAGCAGCTCGATCTGGTTAGCGATCACCAGCGAGTCGGAGGGGATGCTCAGGACCATGGATCACCCCCTCCGGCTGTAGCGGCCGGCCGCCCCGGCGTCGTGCGCGACGCCGTTGAGCGCGCCGGCGAGGGCACTGGCGTGTGCGTGGGGTGCTCCCGCGGTCAGCCGGAGCAGGGCGTCAAGCCGGGCGCCCAGGGCATCCAGGCGGGATGCCAGGTCAGGCGCTGGCTGGCCGGGCGCCGCCGCCGCCGCCGCCACCCCGCCCGCGCCCGCGTAGCGCATCGGCGTGACGGATTCGCCGCCCCTGAACCGCACCAGCTCGGGCACCCCGCGCTCGCCGACCACCGCCCACCCGGGCGCCGCCGATGCAGTGCCCGCGCCATACCAGTTGAACGCCCGCTCATGGGCTGCGGCGCCGATCGGGCCGCCGTAGGTCTGTGCCATGTAATCGAACATCCACCGGATCTGTGCCGTGGGGTTGCTGCCGCCCGCGCGCTGGGCAGCGAACGGCATTTTCGTCGGCGGCAGCGCCTGCGGGATGCCGTACGCACCCGAGGACGGGTTGGTGGCGTACTGGTTCCAGCCGGACTCCCGCATCGCCACGTAGTTCCACGCGTCCCACACCGGCCCTGAGGCGTACATCGGGTACAGGCGGCGGGCCAGTGCCGCATTGGCCCTCGCCGTGCCGCCGCCCGGCCCTGCGGCCGCGGCGGCTGCTACTGCTCTCGCCGTGACAGCGGCGGCGGCCTGCATGTCCTGGCGGATGGACGCGGCCAGGTCGAGCCTCAGCGCCGCGCCGACGTCAGCATGGACAGCGGTGTCTATCCGGCCGCCGAGGTATCCGGTGTCGGGAACCAGGCCACCGCCGGCGAACCCGGGGACGCCCCAGGCTCCCAGGGTCGCGGCGTGCCGGGCAGTTGTTTCCTTCGATACGACTGCCTCACCGCCTTCCAGGGCATATAGGTGCCGGTCACCGCCCCCGTATCCCGGCACCCTTGACCCCTTGGCAGACAGGTGCAGCTCGCCGATCGGGTCGGCCACTGACCCAGGCGTCGTGGAGATCTTGAACGTGGCCGGGGTTACGTGCTCGGTGAAGGTCGTGCTCTTGCCCGAGGGAACTCTGCTGATGGCCAGGCTGAGCCCGTCGACGAAGCCCGTGGCGGCCCGTGCGCTCAGGCCGCCCTTCTCCAGGTCCGCGATCAGCGCCGCCCGGTCAGCCTTGCCCCGCGACGTCGCGGACGTATTGCCGAGGATGTCAGCGGTGTAGATCGACAGGGCGGTGTGAGCCCTCCCCAGCCAGATCTGCTGATTGGCGATGGCATGGCTGGACAGGCTGAGATTCTCGGTCGTCGCGGGCAGCTGCTTCCACAGGGCCGTGACATCGGCGTTCAGCTGGGCCCGGGAGAAGTGCGTGCCCGCCGCGGCAGCGCCGAAGTTGAGCACCCCGCCAGTCGCGTTCAGGGTCGCCGTCCACAGCTGGTCGGCCGCCGTCTTGGACAGGCCCAGCGACCTGGCGAAGCTCTCGAAAATCGGCTTCGCGTTGCCGGCGCTTCCCGAGGACTTGATCAGCTCGTCGGCGACCTGCACGGCGGCGGCAGCGAATTTCCTCGAGCTGGTGTCCCCGTGCACCACCCCGGCCGCAAAATCATTGAAGGCTTTCTGGCCGCCACGGGCCTGGAATGCCGCCAGCGCCATCGCGTTGGTCAGGTCCTGCTGCAGCGTGGTGGACAGCTTCTGCGCATCCAGGCTCAGGTTGGAGAAGGCAACCGCCGCGTTCTGGGTGTCTTTCTGCAGGCCCGTCAGGCCCTGGTTGGCGGTGACCCCGGCCCATTTGTTCAGGGTCTGCAGGTTGGTCGTGCCTGGTCCGCCCGCCTCCTGAGCCAGCGCCGATATCTCCGCCGCGGCGGCCTTGTTGGTGCCGGCCAGCGGGATCAGCACCGCCACGGTGTCCTTGATCGCCTTGACCTGGATCGCCGCGGGGGCGCCGCTCGTGCGCATGGCGTCGAACAGCTGCTCAGCGGAGGCGAAGGAAGCCTGGAAATCCTGCTGCAGCTGGATGCTGGCGGTGGTGACCCGGTGGGACACGGCGACCGTGGCGCCGCCGAACCCGGTAATCTGCGCCCCGGCTGCCTTGGCGTCATTGCTGAACCTGACCAGGCCCTGGGCGAAAGTGAGGAAGGTGTCGATGGGCCCGGAGACGATCTTGGTGAATGTGTCATAGGCAGTGTTGACTTTGTTGATGGCCGCCAGCTGATCGGAGTTGGCAACGGTGAGGGCATTGATGTCACTTGCCAGCTGGCCGGCGCCCTGGCCCATGTTGCGGTAGCCCTGCACGACGCCGTCGATCTGCTGCAGTGCGGTGGCCCACACTTTGGAATTGGTGCTCATCAGGTCCGAGACCCGCACCCCGGCGACCGAGGCCAGGGCCAGCGATCCGACCAGGGTGGTCCCGTAGGCGTGGGATACGGCACCCACATGGCTGAGCTCGGCGGCCAGCTGGTCAGACAGCTTGGCGTGCTCGGCCCGGACTGTATCCGCATCATGGGCGGCTATCTGCATTGTCCCTATGCCAGCGCGGACGCCTTTGTCAAAGGCGGCTGCCCCGGTGGTGGTGGCAGCCAGCTGCTTGCTGAGGGCGCTGTTGTCAGATATCAGTTTCTGCGTGGACTGGCTGAGGGCGGCTTCTGTCCTGTTGATCACGTTGAAGACGGTGGACGCGGCGACCATCTTGTCCAGGCTGGCAGCCCACCGGTCCGTGGCGTCCTTGGATCTCGCCAGCATGATCACCAGTCCGGTGAGCACTATCGCGCCCGCCGCCACCCAGCCCCAGACGGGGATCTTGGACAGGGCGCCGGTGGCCGTGGCCCACAGCCCGGTCTTCTCCGCCGCGCCCGCCGCCCCGGCCCCGGCGAGGATCTCCGCGTCCGACAGGGTCCGGCTGGTGGCGGCGATGATGCCGGTCTTCTCGGCGAGGGTGAGCATGCTGGTGATCAGGGCGGCGACGCCACGGCCCATGCCAGTCAGGGCGGTGACGGCCAGCCCGCCCCACAGGTACAGGCCGTGCAGGCCGATGATGATCGCGAGCAGCGGAGTGGGCAGCCTGGTGATCACGTCGAGCAGCTTCGCGGCGGCCCCGACGATGTCCAGCAGGATGTTGGCGATGCCCGTCTGCTGCGCCACCTTGATCAGGTTGGCGAAGGCGTTGCCGAGGGTCGCGAGGATCCCGCCCAGCTGGGCCAGGTCCTTCTGCCCGGCGGCGATGAAGGAGGAGATCCCCTTGCCGCCCTGGGTGATGTCGGCCACCAGCCGGGCCGCGAACCGGTCAAGCACACTGCCGGTCTTCTCCGCCAGCGTGCCGATCAGCCCCATCTTGTTGCGTGACAGGTCAATGGCGTCCCCGTAGAGCTGCCACACCTGGGGGCGGATCACCCCGGCCAGGTTGTTGAATTTGTTGGTCAGCGGGGAGATCTGCGCGCCGGTGGCGGCCGATACCGTCTGCACGGCCCGCAGATGGTCGGCGACCCGCCCGGCCGCGTCCTGGGCCAGCAGTGCCGCGGCCGCGAACGACCCGAGGCCGAGCGCCAGCACGGTCAGCGCGGGCACGGCGATGGCCAGGATCTCCACCGCGGCGTCCAGGGCCAGGTGGAACCCGCCGACGGCGGCTATCCCGCCGAACAGGGCCACCCGGGCGCCGAGCAGCCCGATGCCCCACCGGCCGATGTTGCCGGTGAACAGGGCCGCGGACGTGCTGGCACCGTCGGTGGCGCGTTTCATCCCGACAGCGGCAGCCTCCAGGCCGAGGAGCGCCGCCTCGGCGGCCACGACGCCTTTCGCGTCCACGTCGAACTTGATGGTCTTGATCCGCCCGGCCAGTGCGATGAGCAGCGCCTGCAGCTTGGCGATCTTCGCCTCGGCTGCCTTGCTGTCGGCGTCGATGCGCAGCTCGGCCAGCAGCTTGCCCAGGCTGGTCATCCGGGCTTTGAGGGACGCCATAGTGGCCAAAGCCGGCTTGGTGTTCAAATCAACGGGAATATCTGCCTTCAGCCCGGCCAGCGCTTTCTTGATCTGGGCGTCCGCGAGCGCACGGAAACCCACGGAGTAAGGCGAGATCACCACGAAGGCGTCCCCGAGCATGCGCGGAATGGTTACACCTCCCTGCCAGCGCTCAGAAGTGCCGTGACACGGGTAAAGCAATCATCAGATTCAGCATCGTCAGTGAAATACCATGGCTCAGATCCGTCACCTATCAGTGACCACCCGGTGGACTCACCTGCGTCGTTGATGTGGATGGCCAGCGCAAATCCCCTGGGGTGCAGGACAGCAGAATTGATGAGCCAGAGCAGGCCGGTGTCACGCAGCTCACTCCACGGCCGTCCTGGGTCCTCAGCAGGCACTGGCTACACCGCCTCTACTATGAGCCGCATCAGGCGGTCCCATGGGGTATGTTTGAGGAGCAAGCTGGACGCGGTAGGGCAGGGCGCGGCGTGGCAGGGCTCGGCGCGGCAGGTTAGACGTGGCCCGGCATGGCCCGGCGTGTCACGGTATGGCAGGGCAGGAATGGACGTGGTAAAGCAGGGCACGGCGGGGTTAGTCCAGGCACGGCTGGGTGGGGCAAGGTGTGGCATATTAGTCACACCTGCCCTTCCAATGAAAACAGTCCTGTCGTCAGGAATGGGTACCGTTCGTGCATCTGCTCGGCCGGCATTTCCAGAAAAATTGTCGGATCAGCAGCTGCATTCACCCCGCCGTAAATCAGGCCGAGAGTTCCCCACGCCGGGAAATGGCTGCGGATGGATGCCTTGGTGAAACCGGGCGGCCGTGCCGTCGAGTTCGGGCCCTCGCCCCGTGGCCTGCGCACCCGGACCACGGCCCTGGCCACCGTGGCGGCGCGATCGGAGAGCTCTCCGATCAGCTGGCCGACCGGGCCATCGGCGCTGTTGAGCAGGTCGAAGACGGCCTTGTCATCCCACCGGATGTCAACCATCCCACTCCACCACCATCCCCGCATCACCTGACGTCACTGGCTCATCCGGATTGTCGAACGTCATGCCCTGCTGCTCCTGGTGTGCTTTCAGCGCTGCCCGCGCCGCCTCCTCCGGGTTATCCTTCATCCCGATCTCCTCGTCCAGCCGCTCCCTTCCCTCCTCATCCAGGCCCTCGGCCCGGATGGTGTATGCGACGTTGCACAGCTGCCGTGGCGTCAGCGTCTCGATGCCTTTCCCCGTCTTCCAGAGGAATTCCCCGTCGAGCCGCGCGAGGAAGAACGATGCCCATTGGAGGAGGTTGCGGGCGGCTTGGTAGGGCGCCCGGTGATCAGCTCCAATGTTTCGTTCAGGAAGTCGAAGAGCTCGTCGGCGTCCGCCCGGGTGTCGATGGCGTGGTGCTCGAAGGCGCTCCAGTCCCCCGCGTCGTAGGACGGGCAGCGGGTTTCGTCGATATCACCGGCCTGATAGCAGCGGATCTCCCCGCCAGGCGGATCTGTGCAGCCCTCGCACTCCCCGCATGGCGGCGGAGCGCATACCCCGCATTCCCCGCAGGCAGGCTCACCCGGGTAGATGCAGTCGCGCAGCAGGGCGTACATGGCCGACATCGCCCGCGCGTCCTGGACGGCGATCTCGGAGGCGTCCGCGAACTTGAGCAGCGGCATCAGCCCGATGTTGTCCGCGATGCGGAAATCCTTGCCCTTGAACCCCAGGGACGGCCGGTCGCTGGTGATCACGCCAGCTATCTCCGGCTGGAGGTCCGCCGTGCGGCCCTGGATTGCGGCCATCTCGCGGTCTGCCTTCGGGTCGGTCACGGGTTGCTCCATTCACTAGGCTGGCGGAGCGGCCTGATACCGTCTGGGGCCGTGTGAGCCGGGGACGGCGCTGGCAGGTGCCGTCCCCGGTGAGGATCAGCTTCCGGCGATGCCGGCGGACGGGTAGCGCTGGATGCGGCTGGCCGCGTTCCAGGTGGACTTGAGGCTGACCGCCGCGGTCACGCCGCCGGTCACGGAGTAGTCGGGCAGGATCGTGCCGAAGAAGTACTGGCCGGGACCCGACCCCTGCGCACCGATAGTTGATGGGTACAAATAGAAATTTCGCGCCAGGCCATCGACGGCGGAAACGTAAGTCTGCGCGGTCGCGGTGTCGTAAAAGCCCGTGAAGTCACCGGAGGCGTCGGGCAGTCCAGCCACCCAGATAAGGTTCTGGTCGCCCATGGCGGTGACGTCGACCTTGGCGACGACGAAGTTGATTGACCAGTCCGATAGGAAGGCCATTGGTGATGCGAGGTCCGCCGGGTTGACGCCAACATAAGCGATGCCATTACGTCCATGGATCCGGCTCAACTGCTTGCTCCCTGCAGAGATGCGGGTAGGGAGCCGGCTCCATCCGTGCGCTAGCAGCTACGGCCACGGCAACGATCACGATCAGTCTAGGCCCAGGACACGAAAACGGCCCATCAGACAGGGCAGCTGCCCTGCTGATGAGCCATCTTCCAGGTGGGTCTTGCCCGCCGGGCCACGCCTGACCCGACCGAGCCTGGCCGACCCAAACCGCGTCTAACCTGCCCGGCCCGGCCTAGCCAAGCCTTGACATGCCCCACCAAGCCTTACCGCACCATGTCCAACCTGCACTCAGATGGTACCACGTCAGACCCCAAGCAGATTCAGCAGCCGCCTGGCGTTGTTCTCAAAGGTACGGCTCATGATGGCTGCCCGCGCCTTTAGTGCACACTCATTCCGAAGTTCCCCATTCCTCAGCCACCATCTGAGCTGCTCACTGGCGTCTTCTGGCCCGGCATAACACGGCAGCATATCCAGGACCTGGTCACCTTCCTTACGCTGCTCACGCAAGAAGAACAACTGGCATGCAGCCATTTCCACTTCTCGCGGGCCCATGGCCAGGCCTGTCGCACTGCCGTTATCTTCGGTTTCACGCCTATAAAAATTAATGCCGGTTTTAGCATGCCGGTACACCTCGGCCGCCTCGGCATTGTCACAGCACTCGTCCAGCCCATGGGCCAGGTAGCCGCGCAGCGGGCTGTCCTCAGCCAGGTCGATCCAGTTCCCGGCCAGCAGGAAGTCCAGCCCGCGCAGGTCCATCGCCTCGAAGAACTCGATCCGCGACTTGAACCCGGTGCCGATGAATGCCAGATCGGCGTTGAGGTTCTTGTTCAGCGGCCCGGCCCGCGGGTGGTGCACTGACGGGCGGTAGGCGTGCGGGAAGTACGCCGCATTGAGGCCTTCCGCGTCGTAGAGGTGCAGGTTGACCGGATCGTTCAGGATGTTGAGGTCTGCGAACGGCGCCCGGACGAGCTGCTCTTCCTCCTGGTACGGCGATTCAGTGTGCACTATCACGATCTTGTGCCGCCGGGTGCGGATGATATCGAGAACCCCGGCCTGCAGGAAGAACCCGGATACGCAGATCACCACGTCGGGCCAGAATGTGTATAGCGCGTGCGTGATTCCCTGGATGGCGGCGGTGATAGCCTCGCCCTGGCTCATCGCCTGCTTCACGATCGGGTGGCCGGTTTCGTCTTTTTCGCCGGTGTCAATCAGTGCCTTGCTGTAAAACATGAGCCGGTCGTCCAGGTTGAAGCTGGCTGTCTCAATGCCGAGCCCCCGCAATGCCTCCGCCCATCCGGCATGAACGTCGGCAACGGAGAAATTAGGCCCAGGATGGATAAGCAGCGCTCGCATGCCAGGATCTTAGCCCTGGCATGTGAGCGCCGGCCATGCCACGTCCAGCCCTGCCGGACCTTGCCTCACCATGTCCAGCCCGCCGTGCCAGGCCAGGCCTGACCGAACCATGTCCAACCTGCTCTGCCTGGCCAGGACCCGCCTAGCCACGCCCTGCCTAACCCAGCCGCGTCCAGCCTGCCGGGCCGGGCCGTACCTAGCCACGCCATACCACGTCCAGCCTGCCCAGCCGAGCCAAACCACGCCGTGCCCGGCCAAACCTGACCACGTTCAGCCTGCCTTACCGCGCCCAGCCGTACCCTGCCCGGCTCAGCCATACCCTGTCCAGCCTGCCATGCCGACCCACGCCGGGCCGGGCCATGCACTGCCCTGTCTGCCCTGCCTGGCCACGCCATGCCATGCCCCGCCCAGCCACGCCGCACCATGTCCACAACTGCCATACCGGGCCGGGCCACGCCAGGCCCAGCCACACCACATCCACAACTGCCCTGCCCTGCCCGGCCGAGCCGGGCCTAGCCCAGGCCGGCCGCACCTTGTCCAGCCTGCCTAGCCGGGCCTTGCCGGGCCCAGCCTTACCATCCCATGTCCATTCCTGCCTCGCCGTGCCTGGCCAGGCCGAGCCTTACCACGTCTGACCTGCCCAGCCAAGACCCGCCTAGTCACGCCATGCCATGTCCAGCCTGCGTTCGTCATCCTACCCCCTGATACCGTATGATGCGTCAGAGGCCGAAATCCTTACACTATGCACCGGAGGGTCAAGATCATGCCAGCAGCAAAGCCAAAGTCCAGGTCAGCAGTGACGCTCGAGCGAATCGTGGACGAGGTGATCACCGTGCCCGTCGTCGGGGTCACGTCGGTGATCCCGCATCAGTGGGCCGAGAAGGCGAAGCGCCTGATGAGGGCCAAGCAGTTCGGTGAGGTCGCGCAGAAACGGCAGCCAAAGAACATGGAGGAGGAAGCCGAGAATGCCATGTACCGGCTGCCCGACGGCCGTCCCGGGATGCCCGCCACGGCATTTAAAGCCGCAATGGTCGCCGCATGCCGATTTTTTGAAGGAGTCCCAATGACCGAGGGCCGCCTGATGATTGCCGTCAGGGGCGAGGGCCCGGACCAGCTCGTGCCTATCCGCGGCACGGAGAAGATCCGCGAGGACATGCCGAGAAACGCCACCGGCGTGGTGGACCTGCGCTACCGCACCGCTCTTCTGGCGGGCGTGGAAGGTGTCGAGCCGTGGCGGGCGGACATCGAGGTAATCTTCCCGCCGCGCCTCATCAGCATGGGATCCATCATCGCGCTGCTGGACGCGAGCGGCCGCGTCGGCGTGGGTGACTGGCGGCCGGGCAGCCCGAAATCGAACAGCGGGACTTTCGGGACCTACCGGATCGACGACGAGCGGCTGGCGGCAATGGAGAAGACGGCGTAATGCACACTGGACATGGCAGGGTTAGGCACGGCAAGGCTCGGCACGGCACGGCAAGGCTCGGCACGGCACGGCAGGTGCAAGACCATGACCGAGCAGATAGCACTATCCGGCCTGGTCGAGGATCTGTCAATTTATCCTCGCGGGTCGGTTAGCAATATTCATGTGGCTGACCTTGTGTACGCACTCGATAGTGGAGCTGTGCTCCCACCACCTACTGTGGACCGGGCCACGAGAAAGCTCGTCGACGGATTTCACAGAGTCCGGGCACAGCGCAAGCATCTCGGCGAGGGTGCTTCCATCGAGGCAGATGTCCGGGAATTCGCCGGTGACGTCGCGATGCTGCTGGAAAGCGCCCGGCTGAACTCCCCGCACGGGCTGCCGCTCGGCCGTTACGACCAGCGGGTGTTCGCGATCAAGGCGAAGCAGCTTGGCGCCGCGGACGATGAGATCGCGGGCGCGCTCGGCGTGACGCCCGCACGGCTGCTGCAAATTACGGTCATGACCGCTACCGGCGAGGAAGGGCCTGTGCCACTGAAAGGCGGCACACGTCATCTCGGCGGCTCTTACCTCAATGCAGATCAGGTGGCGGAGATCCGCCGGCAGCGCGGTGCCCCGGCCCGCGCCAAGGCCGGGGACCTGGCCCGGATGCTGCGCACGGGCCTGGCCCCGGTATCCACTGACCCGGACCTGCGGATGAGCCTGGCCGACCTGGCTGCGGCGATCGGGGAGGTGCTCGCGCCGTTCAGTGGGACGGCTGAGTGATTAAGACCTGGACATGGTTCGGCAGGGCGGGGCGGGGCGGGGCGGGGCTTGGCAGTTGTGGACGTGGTGTGGCTTGGCAGGGCAGGGCGAGGCAGGGCAGGTGGACGTGGTAAGTCATGGCTCGGATGGGCACGGCAGTTGTGGAAGTGGTCAGATTTGGCAGGGCAAGGCTAGGCCTGGCTAGGCCTGGCTGGGCATGGCGGGGCAGGAATGGACGTGGTAAGGCACGGCGGGGCAGGGCAAGGCATGGCGGGGCAGGTTACCCGGACCTGCCCTGCCATTCGCCGGGCGGCTGCTCCTCACCGCGCAGCCAGAACAAGGCCGGGTCGGACTTAATCCTGCTGAGCAGTTCCGGCGACATGGACAGCAGTGACCCTGGCTGGGCTGATTCAAGCAATTCCCGGGCAATGTCCCGGGCCTGGTCCACCCAGGACACTGTGCCTTGCGCCACGCCCGGGTGATGTGAGCACGCGCACGACCTGCTGCAATATTTACAGGTATTCCGGCACTGGTCGTGCAATCCGTGCCAGCAGGCGGTGGAGATGTAGAGGAGGTGTTCTCCCCACTCACCTGGCTGGCTCACATTGCCCCGCACTGGACACTCACCCGTGCGCCAAAGTAGGTCACGCCGCCGAAATCAATGTTCCCGTAACCACCCGCGCTGATGGCCTCCGCGAAGTTCACGGTGCCGCCGAGGGTCTCATCCGCATGGATGGCCTCCGCGATGCTCTGCTGCTCACCGGGCCCGAACCCGAGATAGGCGTCCAGGGCCTTCTGCGCGTCGGGGGTGTAGGAAGCCGCGACCGCGATCAGCACCGTGAGGTTGACGGTGACCGCGCCGTCCATGGTGACCTGGTAGGTGATGAACGGGTTAGCAGGCAGCACCACGGCCATCGGCGGGCTGATCTGGTCCCGGGCCTGTCCTTCGGCCCGCAGCCCGGTCACCGCGGTTATCTGGGCGGCGAGCGCGTTGCGGATCAGGGTCAGGTCAGCCATGGGATGCGGCCTGCCTTTCAATGACTTCCAGATCAGCCATCGCCTGGTCCCAGTTCACCCATCGTATGCCCCGGTTATCGATGTAAGCGAAGGCTGGCAGTTTCCGGTCAGTCACCAGGAGATATCCCTGCCTATCCCAGAATCCGCTACGGGGAACCCTGGTGGTGCACTCAATGCCATGGCTAGTGCGGTCCTCTATCCACCGGGCGACCTGGCTGGAATTGCGGGCAGTGTGGATGAATACGGCGTAACGCTGCATGAGCCTGGTCAGGGAATTCACTGCACCGGGCATGAGATCCCCGTAGATAGACCCGTCCTGCCAGCCCTTGTCATAGGTGTGGATCACGCCGTCGAAATCCACTGCAACCGTTCTCACTACCCAAGGCCTCCCCGATCACGTACTTTCTATGTCTTTCACGCCGATCATCCGGCGCAGATCCAGCAGGTGGCCGATCAGCGCTTCATACACCCGGTCTACCACGATCCAGTCCAGGCTGGCCGGATCGCTCTCCTCCTTGCCCTGCCGGGCATAGCAGACGGCGTCCTGCAGTTCCTGGTACAGGTCGATGCGCCAGTCCCGGCCATTCCAGGCCTGCAGCTCGGTTCCATAGCGCCCGAGGCCTACTTCCCTGCGCTCCTCAAGATCCATGATCACCGCGTCACGGACAGCTGAAGTGCCAGAGAACCGCCGGTCGTGCTGCGGGTTGCGGCAGGTCAGGTCCGTCATCACCAGGACGTGCATGCCCAGGCCATCGTGATCCCACGATGGAGGGGGCTGATCAATGATCCGTGCCACGTTCCTCCTCCGGGATCGTCTCATCGTAGATCTTCCGCAGCGCCTCGCGGGAGATGAAGCAGCACAGCGGCCTGAAGCGCCGCAGGGCCGCGGTCAGGTTCGCTGGATCATGACTAGCGGCCTCAGCGACCGCGTCCATCGCCACCGCGGCCTCGAAGAGCCTCATCATGGCCAGCGTGGCACCGGCCGGCCACTGCGCCCGGTAGGGATCGAGGTGCCGGGAGCACCACAGCGACCAGTCCAGCTGGACCGCATTGCCAGATTGCTCACCTGTCATCCGGGGCCTCCCTGGCCACCAGGATGCACCTGCCGGTGAATACGCATCACATGCTCTGCGCTGACCGGCTTTCCTGGGTGATCTGGGTGATGCCTGCGGCACAGCATGTGAGACAGCCCGGTCACCGGGTCTTTCAGTTCATGCCTGCCTATGCGCCAGCACCAGCGCTGCCCGCAGTTGTGCTTGCGGTAGAGAATCAGCGGGGCAATCAGGATGGCCGCAATCAACTGCAGGTTACTGCCAATTCCAGAATGGAAGTCATACCATACAAAATGCCCGTAGGGAGCAGTATAATCACACCCAGTTACATGGACGATCCAGTGCCAGAGGCTTATCATGCCAGCCCTGCATAGTCATCAGAAATTTTCCATTGTGCCCACCACGATTCCTCGACTTCACTTCGCAGCGGCATCTCCTGGCCCCACGAGATCATCATCTCGTGAGGGGCTAGCAGGACGGCATGTGCCAGCGGCATCGATATCCCGGCGATTGCCCCCGGCATCGCGCAGCCGTCCGGCAGTGGCCAGAACTCCGCCAGCTGGGCTCCGGCCAGGCCATGCTCCTGGGCTGCCTCGAGGATCTCCCCGATCGCAGGGCTGCCGCCGGCCGCCAGGTGCAGGGCCAGGATCTCCTCCTCGCTGGCTCGTAGCCCGCTACTCAGTATCAGGTGGTTAGCCAGCGCCGCGGCCGCGCACGACGGCCAGCAGTCATTGCCGCCGAGATGCCAGGGGCCGGCCGGCTGCATCAGCATGCCCGGCGCGGGTGCGGCCCGCTTTTTCAGTGGCAGCGGCTTCTTGCCGGACCTTTTCCTCGCCTGCGCAGCCCGGCCCGCCGCCGCCCAGCGCAGCCCGGCCTGGTGCTGGGCCTTGCTCGGCTTTTTTCCCTTGGCGTGGGCCTTGGCCTGCGCCGCCCGCCCAGCCGCCGCGAACCGGACATTGGCGGCGTGCTTCGCCGGGCTGATCTTGCCAGCTTTCGGCGCTCTCACCGCCCTCGGCCGCCCCGGCCAGCGCCCGCTTTCACGTTGCTGACGGGTACGAGCGCGGCGCAGTTCGCCGTGGTCAGGACAAGGCAGATCACGAGGACCTGCCTTGCCCTGCCGTGCCCCGCCACGCCAATCCAACCCGTGCCAAACCGCGTCTAACTTGCGCTCTCAGCATACCGTGTCAGACTCCCACTTTGTTCCTTGCGTCGACGAATGGCCGCAGCATCTCCACCAGCCAGGGGTTGGTCTGGATGCGCACCACGCCGTAGTCGCTGACCCCGGCCACGCCGAATGGCGCGTCCTTGAACTTAAACAGGTCGGCGGCGAGGATGAACGCAGCCTGGGTCACCGGCGATGGCACTGACGGCCAGCCCCAGGTACCTTGAATAGACACTCTATCCAAATGTGTATATGGCCAGGTAAACGGAAACCACTTCCCGGTCTGGATGACCTGCACCTGGCGGAATGGCCGAGGCCATCCTCTCGAGTTCTGGTTATACCTGTGGTTGCCAATCCTGAGCTGGTAGTCCACGTTCTGCGTCCAGGACTGCTCGAAGACCCCGTCGCCGTCCTGGTCGACCGCCAGCGCGGTGACCGACACCAGGTCGTCGACGGGCAGCAGCCAGATATTGTCCGGCTGGTAGGTGCGTGTCTCGGTGATCCGGCGGAAATGCCGGGAGCAGTACTCCTCGATCCACCCGCTGACGGACTGAATGGCGAACTGGGCCTCGAAGTCATCGGCGTTATCAGTGATGCTCATCCGGGATTTGAATTCTTCCAGGCCGACGTACCAATTGCCCAGGGCTGGAGGCAGCACCCGCCAGGTGCCGGGCTGAACGTCAGAGACCGCCCCGGTGCCAATCCAGTTGAATGACCAGAGGCCGTCGATCCCGGCGATGGCGGGCGAGCAGGCCACCGACAGGGTGTACTTGCCTACGCTCAATTTAATGACGTCGGCGGGAGATGCCCCGGCGTAGGTGTGCGTTACCGCCGTGCCGGAAGGATCGGTGACGACGCAGCTGACGGTGGTCGGATCGGCGGGGATGAGCGGCGATC